ATCTCTCATCAATAGTCAAAATAAGGTCATTCCATCGTTCCATCAACCTTAGGAAACATTGAGATCTTTACATTTCTAAGGGTTAGAGATCTCAAGAAACAGTCACAAGAAGTTCGATTTCGATAAAGGTATATAAATTATATACATTGTCATTAATAGCCCAAATATGTCTATCCTATCGCTCTATCAACTCTTGGAAATGTAACTATGCCTATCGGTACATGCCTTACGGTAAGGATTGGAAATCCAACGGGTCGTCATCAGAACATTAATTTCGCTAGAGGTATATAATTTATCTCTCCAACAATCCAAATATACCCATCCCATCACTCTACCAACTCTAGAAAACATCAAGATTCCAATGTTTCTAAGAATTAGAAATCCCAATAAATCTCTCTCGTGACTTCGATCTCGATAAGAGGTATATAATTATATACCTCTCTCTAATGGTCCAAATATGTCTATTCCATCGTCCTATCAACTCTAGAAAACATCAACATGCCTATCGGTACATGCCTTACGGTAAGGATTGGAAACCCAACGAATCATCATCAGAAGTTCAATCTCAAAAAGGTATATAAATTATATGTCTCTCTCTAACAATCCAAATAAGGTCATTCCATCGTTCTACCAACTCTAGAAAATGTAACTATACCTATCGGTACATTTCTAAGGCTGGTAAGTCCCAATGAATCGCTCTCATGACATCAAGATCACTAAAGGTATATAAATTATATATTTCTTATTGACAGTCCAAATAAAACCAATTCATCGCTCTACCAACCTTAGAAAATGTAACTATACCTATCGGTACATGCCTTACGGTAAGGATCAAGAATCCAATGAATCATCGTCAGAAGTTCGTTTTCGATAAAGGTATATAAATTATATACATTGTTACTAATAGCCCAAATATGTCCACTCCATCGTCCTATCAACTCTAGAAAACATCAACATGCCTTACGGTAAGGATTGGAAACCCAACGAATCATCATCAGAAGTTCAATCTCAAAAAGGTATATAAATTATATGTCTCTCTCTAACAATCCAAATAAGGTCATTCCATCGATCCAACAACCTTAGAAAACATACAGAGTCTAACATTTCTAAGGATTGGAGATCCCAAGAAATCGCTCTCATGACTTCATTCTCGATAATATACATATAATATGTATATTCTCATCAACAGTCCAAATAGTTCCATTTCATCAACTGTAGGAACATCAAGCCTCTCTACATTTCTAACTGTAAGGCCAAGGAATTCCAATCGTTATATCTTATTCGCCCTTCTTTCTCCTCGGTTTCTTTACTTCTGTTTCGTTCTCACTTATCAACTTTTGCATTAATCTACGGCCTTCTACTCGTACATCTTCGTCCCAACCTGGATTCTTAAACACATTACCTCGCTCGGTCAGAATTTCATCTAGTTCAACACACAGTTCATTGGCAGTATTCTTGTTGCTCTTACCTTTTGCCAATAACCATCTTACCAACAAGTCACGCAATTCTTCATTTGTCATGTTAGCCATATTCTTCTCATTAAATTTCTTGTCCTTTTCATTCAGGTACTTCTTTACATTCACGTTAAACTTGGGATCGTTAATATTGTCTTCAAAGCCATCCTCATTAATCTTCCTTGAACTTTCTGGATCATTCAGAATTCCATTGAGAGCCTTGAAATCCTTCAGCTTGTATTGTCCCGAGAATGTTTCTACTCCTTTGTGTATATCAACATATGCACCGATCTTACTCAACATAATGTACAAGTCATGCAAACCAATATTTATGCATTCCTTACCACGATTAATCTTGCGTCCATCCTTTTCAAACTTTTTGTTACTACTATCTACAACTCGTAATGCTCCATCGAATAGTTTCAATAGGTAAATCTTTCTTTCGTCGTAGATCATAGATGTATACAGAATAATAGCTTTGATAATGCTGCTATATATATTATACTTGCTACCACTCTCAAAGGCTACTGTCGTCCATTCCTCTGACTCGGAAAAGTCTAACAGTCTAATATCACCTTTTACATTAATGTAATTAGCAATAATATTGTAAGATGTCTGACCCATCTTTTGAGTCTTCAGAGTATGAGCATACACCCATGGTTTACTCAAGTCTTCCTTCAATATAGGGAACTTATCTTCTCTTCGCTTCTTATCTGCCTTTGCTGATGCACTGGCCAGTTCTGCTTCTGGCTTGTGTAATCTAAATATATACATGTTGTAATATTCCTTTACAACTTCTGCATATTCAAGATCTTCACCTCTGAGTTCTTTGAGAATAGCATCTTCCAGAATAATACTAGCTGCTTCAATCTCTTGTTTCTCTAATATACTAACAATCTCATCTTCTGACATGAATGGCATTTTCAGAATCAAGTCATTAGCCTTTACTCTCTCAATATCCATAACTAAACTATCTAATTTGCTATTAGTAATTCCAACAATGTTTGTGTTGTAGTAAGCCATTGCATATTCAGGCATTCTATTGCTATAGAATCTATCAGTGTAGAACATGCCATTATCTTCTTTCAAGTAGCTAAGATATCCATACTTGTCTCGAAACGATTCCTTGTCATATATAATCTGTTGCAATACCATTAGTACGTGTTTCTCAAGTTCATCCTTATCTTCTCCCTTGATGGCAGCAGTAATATCTTGCAGTGAAAAGGCATTTACCTTGATAATGTATTCCATCATTCTAGATTTTAATTCTTCAACAATCTCCTTCAAGTAGTATACATCATAGGTACTGTAATCGATCTTGACTGGAATGGGATCATAGCAGTCATATTCACAAGTATCATAATCACAAGCTGCACTATAATCAACATCTTTAATTCCATCAGTGCTATTAAGCTTCATGTTTCGATCTTTATGAATGTTACAATCGATAGCAACTCTCTTGAGAATTCTCATCATTGATCGAATTTGCCTGTCCTTGTCTTCGGCAGAAGCATACATTCTGAGGTCAATGTTCTCCAACATTTCTTGATCAATACTATCGCTACCACATCTATCAATATCATTCTCTTCCATAATGGCAGCATGTCTGAATAGTCTGACTTCTACGGTCGCTTGTTTTAGTGCTTCTTCTGGTGTTAATCCTTCCTCAGTGATTAATCGTTGTCTCTCTTCTGCCAGCAAGTCTTCTTGACTAGCTGTTCTAATACCTCTTGACTCTGCTTGATACATTGATGATCTATTCCATTCTGGACCCAGTAAGTGTATATCAATAACATTCTTTAGATTAATGCCATCACGTCCAACACGAGACGAAATTAACACTTGCAGATATTCACCATGTCTATTCTCATGACTATTGAAAAGTTCTAACATTGCATTTAGCTCTGGTTCAGTTGTGTCTTGAGTTAATAATGCATATCTCAAGCCTTTATTAATATTAATGACCTTGAGTTTAAAGTTATCATTGTTTCCGCATAATGGTCTCACTACATTATTTTCAACACTCTTGAATGAAGAAGTAGAAACAGTATATCTAGAGTATCCTTGACCTTCCAAAGCAAATCCAACAACTCGACAACCAGAACCTTCGACAAACTCACTATATATAAAGGTATTACCTCTGTCTTGAGTTTCTTGAACTGCTTCAACAATGGAACCAACCTTGCATCCTAGCTCATTAATTTTACCAAGATTAGTCAACCAAGCAGCAAATTCCTTTGTTGGTTCTTGCTTGTCTCTGTTCACAAAACGATCATAGCCTTTATCGAGTTTTTGTGTTGCTTGTCCTACTTCTGCCTTTCTTTGGTTAGTCTTTTGTAGTTCCTTTTTCTCTTCAATAGAAGCAGCAGAACCAGAGCTTCCATCAGGAAATACAAAGTTGGAAGCATGTCTACTTGACATGTAAAAATTATTGGAACTACTATTCTTTTCATAAGCTGTTCTCTGTTTGTCTGACATTACGCTCGCATATACCATACTTTGATAAGTGCTTCCAATATATTCACACAGTGGTTTTCCCATTTGCTTGACTACAACTCCATCATCACCACTTCTAATATAAGAAATCTTGCCGCGAAAGAATGGCTCTAGGTTATCAATGTTCAAAGTTGAAATATCATGCTTGTCCATTTGTCCTTTGAAATATGGAGTCATTGCATCCCTTGTTCTGTCTATATCTTTTGGAGCTTTTGGAAATAGCACTCTAAGGTCATTATCTGTTATAGTTTCAAGATTCATATCAGCAGGAATTTCATTATTCAAAGGCAGCAAAAGGTTAATTATTGGAATAATCTCTTCATAAGAGTCAATCATTGGAGTAGCTGTTGATATAATGTGCTTACCTCTACTGGAATGATGAAGTACTTGCCAGATTCTCCAATACTTGTTGGAATTATCCAATGATGTTGTTTTACCCTTGAATAAAGTAGCATAATAATCTTCCAAAAAGTCTTCTTCTGTCTGAATCTTAGCATCATCAGGAATAATATTGTGAGCTTCATCTATCCATATAATTGTATCACTATATCTGTTTGCCAATATTACTTTTAGAGCTTCAGTGGTCTCTTCTTTGATTGTATTAATTCTCTGAAGCTCTCTAGCTTCTCTCTGACTTTTTGTCTCACCCTCATCTGCTTCAAGAGGATACCTGCTGCTCACAATTTTCCATGCGTCTTCGTGAAGTTTGTTAATACTATTGGCAAATGAACCATTAGTAGTAATTTCATAACCTTCTCCTTTGATTCTGGCTGTAAGAGCAGCACGTTGAGCCTTGTTATCTTTTGCACTATTAATGTGTTCTGTTTCGTATCTACCGTCAGAACAGCGACAAGCAAGTTGTTGTTTAATTTCAGCCTTTTGAGTTTTACCCTTTACAATGATGACAATCTTGCGATATAATTGAACTCTTGGATCACCAGATAAGCCATTGGACTCACGATACTTTTCAATCTCTTTCCTGGAATATTCAAGAAAAGATAGTGATTGGCAAGATTTACCAGTACCAGTTTCAGCAATGGTCATGATTTTGTTGTAAGCTCTGAGTGTTCTCTGTGTAAGTTTCTGATGTTTATATAGATGTCCTCTACCAGGTGGAAGCTTCTCATTAATGTCAGAAGATAGTTCTCCAAATTCCTTCTTTTCTCCATAAATCTGTTGAAATTTAGGAGTACTAGTAGCAGGATAAGCTGCAATGAGATTGTCCAACTGTATATCCATTTATCTAATGAGGTATTTTTTTAATATAGCTCAATGAGATATATTTACTTGATGATTAGAGATGAGAATGTATATAAGCAAGTTGTGGTTCTACTTGAGACCACCAGTCGTCAATGTTGGAATAAGAGGTAGGCCAGTTAATGATATCTCTATAGGTAATGAGTTCATGAAGATAATCAATAGTCTCTCTGACTTGTTCGAGGTCGTCTGTTTCAGTATCGATTTCTCCTCCATGAATGTATTCAAACAGTGTATTAAGATTAATATTTGAATGAGGGAAAGGTTGCTCGAATTCCTGTTCTGTTGTCATATTTAATTGTGAGGAAATTTATATCTTGATAAAGCTATCTTTAATATCTCAATATAAAAGATATTAATATGGATCTAGCTTAGTAAAGCTAGATCCCGTATATTGTCAAAACGATCTTTTGACAATATACTAAATGGATCTAGCTTTACTAATAACAATAGCTCTTCTCACTGGCATATTCATCATTATAGTATTACTCTTGTTCAACAAAATGCCAGAAACTAATATTACCAGAACGAGTAATTCTGTTCCATTCTTGGGTTCTTGTTTTGGACCTGAATGTGATACTGGTCTTATTTGTGATCCTGCTACCTATACATGCAAGAAGAAGCTTGGCACTCCTTGTAATCAATATTCTGACTGTGCTGGCATTAATATATGTAGTGGTGTTTGTACTGTTGGAGGAGGTGATGGTCTGGGCACTCCCTGTCCTTGCACTGGTGGTTTCGTTTGTGTTGAAAATCCAGGTAAAGAATCAGTATGTAAATATGGTCCAAATCATCCTTGTACTGAAGACAGTCAATGTTCCAAGAACTTTTGTGACAATGGATTTTGCACTTTTGGTATACCAAATGGACTACCTTGCTCGTTTGATGAGAGTTGTACTTCTCTGAATTGCAGCAGAGGTTATTGTCAACTGCCAACTGTTACAAGTGGTGATATAGGTTCAATATGTGGAGGAACTTGTAACAGTGCTGGCCTTCAGACTTGTAATGCAATGACAGGAGCTGCTACTAGTTGCAAGTGTTCTGGTAATAGTCTAGGCATATGTGTTATTTCTGATTTGGGTATTGCCAATCCTTGTAATGGTCAAGCGATATGTGCTAATACACTGTTATGTACTGATGTTAATGGTAACCAAAGTCTGAATGGCATGTGTGCAGTATCTTATCCAAGAGTTAACAATATTACAATCAATGTATGTCCAGTTGGTATGACTGCAAAAGGTGATAATTGTGTCAATGCAGTTGGAATGGGTTGCGAGGGCAATAATATGTGTACAGGTACTTGCAATACAAGCGATGGAGGCGTTCTAGTTAAATATACCTTTGGTGGTGATAGCACTATAATGAATAGAGGTAATATAGCAATCAGGCAAGTTAGTAAGAGTGGCATCAACATTACACCAAGAAAGACATTTTCCAAAGGCAATAATTTGTACTTTGTAGCATTATCTAATGGAGTATATCTTTTTGATGGAAGCAAATGGACAAAGGAAGTGCCTGGCAACTTTACTATTGATGGACTAACTGGCTATCTTGTTGATGCATGTTTATATAAAGGTGACTATCTAGTTGTAATAAATACAATAAAGGGATCATTGTTAGCACGAGGACGTAATGACAATTGGCAATGGTTCAATGTAACGAATGATCCACCTGGAGCACAATTTAGCACAGGAGGAGGACAAATTTCTATAATGTACATTGATAGCAATGATACAGATGTCTTGCTAACTACTCAAAGTCAGAATGTGCTTATATCTGTTCCTGGCACTGGTTCCATAGTGTATGAACCATTCATTGTAACTGGTGGTCCTTTGAATGGTCAGACTCCAACTGTTGTAGGAGGAGCTAGTTTCTATCATGATGACGTGCTGAGAGTAGGAATAGAACCGCCAGTATGTCCTCCAAATGGAATCAATATGGTTCAATGTCCTGCTAGAGCAAATGTTGCATTTATCAGTACCACAAATAGATTGTTGCAATTCAGTGGTAATGCTGCAGGCCAATTAATGCCAACAGATGTATATACACCTGGAATAACATACCTTGCTGATGCATATTCAATAAGTAGTACAAAGGGAATTCTGAATAGCAACATTATTGTAAAGTCATTGGTAAACACTAATATATATCAAGTAGCTGTATATATGGGTCAAACATTTAGTTTCTTGCCTTATTTAATTGGAGGCAACTCTGCAGTTGTAGCAGCAGATGATGGATTATATGTATATAGCACTGGAATATGTGTTTCATGATCTTGAGAGTGAATGTAAAGGTGCTTGAATGACATTGAAACACGCTCGTAAACTCTCGTGTGTAGTAGCACGTGACTCACTGTTTCGAACGTTTTCGCGTGTTTCTGACTATTTTCATTTATCCACTTTGAGGTACAATTTGTTAGAAAAATCATGATTCAAAGAAATGACCAATTCAGGCTTTATTGACATTCAGATGCAGTCCGGACATATTGTCAGGCCCGATTTCTCATGATTGAGATTTTGATTTTTCAATACGTTTATTGATGTTGTTGATCATGAATGTTAGGCTTTGTGAGATTTAGTGAGAATATACCTTGTAATAGGTATATTGTTAATGTTCTAAGGTCCATTTATTGGGTTCTCCAACTCTTAGAAATGTAAGGATCTTGACATTCCTTACGGTAAGGATTGGTAGATCGTTAGAATGGTCTTATTTGGATTGTTATGGAAATATACATGCCTTACAGTATGTATATTATCGAGATCGATGTTCTTCTGTCGATTTGGTCAGACTCTTGATCCTTAGAAATGTAAGGATCTTGACATTCCTTACGGTAAGAGTTGATAGAGAGACAGATTGGTCTTATTTGGATTGTTATGGAAATATGCATGCCTTACGGTATGTATATTATTGAGATCGATATTCTGAGGAAGGTTTCTTTGGTTTCTTGATCCTTAGAAATGTACCGATAGGAATAGTTACATTTCTTAGAGTTGGTAGAGAGACAGATTGTTCCTATTTGGATCATTAGAAAGAATGTACATACTAATATATTATTGAGATCGATATTCTAATATTGGATCGTTGGATTCTTGATCCTTAGAAATGTACCGATAGGAATAGTTACATTTCCTAGAGTTGGTAGAGAGACAGATTGGTCTTATTTTTGTTATTAGAAAGAATACATATAATTTATATGTATTACTTCTATTATCATTCTGAGGAAGGTTTTGCAGGTTCTCTAACTCTTAGAAATATCAAGATCCTTACATTTCTAAGGATTGATAGATCGACAGAATGGGCCTACTTGGATCGTTAGAAAGAATACATACCGATAGGCATAAATGTATATCCTTGAGGTAGTTATTCTGGTCATGATTTTGTTGGTCTCCTGATTCTTAGAAACATCAGGATCTTTACATTTCTAAGAGCTGAAGGTCTGACTAAATGGACTTATTTTGTTGTCAGAAAGAATACATATAATTTATATGTATTACTTCTATTATCATTCTGAGGAAGGTTTTGCAGGTTCTCTAACTCTTAGAAACATCAAGATCCTTACATTTCTAAGGATTGATAGATCGACAGAATCGACCTATCTGGATCGTTATGAAAGAATACATACCGTAAGGTGGATACATTATCGAGATTAATATTCTAATGTTGGATCATTGGATTCTCTAGCTCTTAGAAATGTTAAACCTTGTATGTTTCTAAGAGCTAGAGAATCATAGAACTGTCCTATTTGGATCATTAGAAAGAATATCTATAAATTATATGTAGTTTCATGCTTGTCGTTTCTAAGGCTACTTTCTGTCGTTCTGTCAATCCTAAGAAATGTAAAGTCTATAACATTTCTAAAGGTCAAGAATCCAACGAGATCAACATCAGAACATTAGTCTCGATAATACATATAAATTAGATGTATTCTTACCAACAATAAAAATAAGACTAGTCTATCGATCTACTAACTCTAAGAAATGTTATGAATTCTATATTTCTTAGAGTTAGTAGATCGATGAAATCATGATCAGAGTAACGATCTCAATAATACATATAAATTAGATGTATTCTTACCAACAATAAAAATAAGACCAACCTATCGATCTACCAACTCCTAGAAACATCAAGAGACTTACATTTCTAAGGATTGGAATCCAGCAAAATCATGATCAGAGCAGCGATAGAAAGAATATACATACTGTAAGGCATGTGTATTTCCATAACGATCCAAATAGGACAGTTCTATGATTCTCTAGCTCTTAGAAACATACAAGTTTTAACATTTCTAAGAGCTAGAGAATCCAATGATCCAACATTAGAATATCGATCTCGATAATGTATCCACCTTACGGTATGTATATTGTTGCTAACAAAAAGACCAGTCTGTCGTTCTGTCAACCCTTAGAAATGTAGTGCTCTTGATATTTCTATAAGTTGGAGAACCCAATAAATCATGATCAGAATGTTGATAACAATAATGTATATAAACTATATACAATCTTTCTAACGGTCCAAATAGAACGACTCATCAGCTCTAAGAAATGTAGGAATCTTGATATTTCTTAGGATTGGAAATCCAATGAAATCAGTATCAGAATGATGATAACAATAATACATGTAATTTATATGTAGTCTTCCAAATAATAAAATAAGGCCAATCTGTTGTTCTATCAGCTTATAGAACTGTTAGACTCTGTATGTTCCTAAGGGCCAGAGAATCCAAGAAATCTTCTTCAGAACATTATTCCTGATAATGTATATAACTTACATGTATTCTTTCTAACAATAAAATAAGGCCAATTCATCGATTCTCTAGCTCTATAAAACATACAGAGTCCTACATTTCTTAGAGCTGGAGAACCCGATAAATCGACATTAGAACATCAATCTCAATAATGTATATAATTTATATACAATCTTTCTAACGATCCAAATAGAACCATTCTGTCGTTCTACCAATCCTTACCGTAAGGAATGTCAAGAGTCTTACATTTCTTAGAGCTGGAGAACCCGATAAATCGACATTAGAACATTATTCCTGATAATGTATATAATTTATATACAATCTTTCTAACGATCCAAATAGGACCATTCTGTCAGTCTACCAACTCTAAGAAATGTACCGTAAGGAGTATAACATTTCTAAGGATCAAGAGCCCGAGAAATCATGATCAGAACATTGCTCTCAATAATATACATGCCTTACCGTAAGGCATGCATATTTCTCATAATCCAACTCACAGTGAAATCTCTTGTGATATTGCTGGACTATCGCTCGGCGTTATATCCGATGATTCACTAAATTCATATTCCTTCAATAGTAACATTGATCCAGGTGAATGATATTCATACAGACTCGTTGAATGTCCTTTTGCTCGAAGGAATGCATTCATCACAGGTAAATGCGTTACTACAAGTACTTTGCCACTCTTCAATGATGATAGGAACTTGCTTGCTCTAACTCGTAATGCTTCCAACAGTAATTGTATCTCCATATGCTTGTTTGATGACTTTACCATGCCACTACATAATGCATTGCACTTTTCACCAAAGCTAATAACAGGCTTGTACTTGTTATCAATAATGTCATCAAATTCAGAAAAGGATACTTCTTCTTCTGGAAGATTCTCTACCAATGCCCAATCCAACTTTATCTTTACCTTATACTTTCTGCAATATGGAGCTATAGTTTGTATCGTTCGAAGGTATGGAGAGCAGTATATTCTGTCAAAACTATAATCTTCCAACTTTCTCACTATTACTGTCTTTGAATTCTCAATACCTTCCTTTGATAGAGGAGAATCGAATAGATATTCCTTGTTTCTTTCTGAATGTCTCATAAGATATACAACATTGCAATCCATATACTACTTGTTTATCTAGCAAGATTAAAATATTACATAGTTATTATATCGTGATATCAATGACAGAAACAATGCAATTAGAACAAAGAGTATCATCATGCCAAGAATGAACAGATTAGGACCATAATATATTGATGGTGGTTCCATATCGTTGGCAATGTTAGTTCCACATGCTCCTTCTGAAACTACCTTTCCATTCTCATCTAGCTCCATACAGATAGAAGAGCCAGAACATACTTGATTAATATTACTGCCTATACCAATGTTGCCTCCTGTTTGTGATACACTTACTCCTGAGATGATACATAAGCAACCTGATGTTTCATTACATCCACCACACATGTTGAAGAAGTTAACGCCTCCAGGAGTCTGCGTATTCACAGTGTTGATTACTACATTATCAATGACACATATATTCTGAGGACAATTAATGAAATTACCATTTGCAGGATTAGCCTTTTGTGATGTCATTGCTCTGTGACATAATGGATCGCAAGCAGGTTGAGGAAAACAATCAGGACTACCAGCAGTACATCCTGACTTGCAATCAGGATCTCCAACTAAACAAGCACCATTAGCAAGAGTATATTTCATATAATTCTCATCTGGAGGAGTATAACATCCACAAAAGTTGATCAAGGTTGGATTAGCAATTACTTGTTCTCTCGTGAAACTGCCACAATAACCTTCTAGATACTTTGAACAAATGCCAGGTAAGGTAGGATCTATACACAAATCTAACAGCTTCTCTTGAAATGGATTATAGGCAGCACTATTCTTATTGTTGGTAATGCTATTGGTAGTATTATAACTATTAAACAGTTCAACTACTGCATCTTGCAAAACTGGAAGTCTTTGTGGATTGTATCCAACCATATCAGTATTGACAGTATTGAGAATAGAACTAAAAGTATTGGGACAATCTATAAGGTTCCATACATTAAATAACTGCTCGCCCTTATTTTTGACGCATAGAGCGAGAGCAGCTTCAGACATTTTAACTACATTGGATTAATACTTTAATCTACATTGGATTAATACTTTAATCTACATTGGATTAATACTTTAATCTACATTGGATTAATACTTTAATCTACATTGGATTAATATTTTAATCTACATTGGATTAATACTTTAATCTACATTGGATTTATACATCAATGATGTATACCACTTCACACAGATTACACTTCTTGTGTCACCTTGTTATCTAATGATGTAATATTATTATCGTATGCAGCAATGTCATAGTCATCCATCTTATTGTACAAACTCTTTAGTTCAAGTTCTAGCTCTTCAGCAGATAGATTACTATATCGCAATGAATTTGCTTCTCTAAACAATGATTTTAGCTTGTGAGATATGTCTCGAAGTAATACTCCTCGTTTCTCAATAGAAAAGACGGTAACACAAGTCTGAATAGCTGTAATGGCAAAGCCAAGAGCAGATACTACATAACTAATAGCAGTCATTTCATTATTAATCATGAGATTTAACACACCTAGAGCAATTCCTGCCAGTGAGATAAAGATGGTAGACAATGTGTAAATGATTTTGTATATACTAGCTTGTTGATTTGTGCTTGCCGACTTTTTCTTTGCTTCTGCATGTAGCTTGTTAATATTCTCTTCTATTTCATTGAAATGACCAGAGTTATCACTAGGCATATCTCTATTCGTCTTGATATAAATCTTTCTTCCACCTCTACTTCCAGTCTTGATGAATGGTGGAGGTTTAAAATCTTGTTCGTGCAATACAGGGATAGGTATTTCCTTGTCAGCACTATTAGTGGGCTCAGAAAGAGGCTCAGAACCAGAATCTGCCTTGGGCAACTCTTCTTCTATTACCGCAATAGTCCTCTTCTTTTTCTTCTTGAGATTCTCTTCTGACATTGTGTTACTTACATATATTATTTCTCTTGATCAATCAACTTTGACTGCTAAAATCAATGGACTTTAGTATTCCACTATGATCAACACTATTATCCATTACCAATACCTTGTCTTCTGTTACTATCACATTAATGTTAGAGCAACCTATTACAACCACATTCGAATCTGTTCTAGTTAGAACATTGACATTCTCACAATCGCAAATCTTGCACTTCTCTTGAGATAGAATTTCATCCTTAATTACTGGTACAGATAGGAAACTATCCCAAGTACCAACATCGCTCCATTCCCAATCTTGACACTTTATTACAGATAGTTGATATGGTCCTTTTTGTTCTTGTAATACTGCAACATCAAAAGAAGGAGCCTTACCTTCTCTTTCATTAATCAACCAATCTTGAAGATCAGTAGCATCTAACAAATGTTTGAGATGAGAGAGATTAACTGCAAGCATGCCACTGTTCCATAATGCTCCTTCATTAATCAAACCTTTTGCTACATCCAGTGATGGTTTTTCTTTGAATGAAACAGAATTATCATTATTGTTCAAGATGTAGCCATACTTGCTTTCTAATCCAGTTGGTTCTATTCCATAAATTACTATGTTACTATCTGTTACCTTATTAATTCCTTCTAACACATCTGCCTTGAATCTGTCTGGCTTGGAAATGTAGTGATCAGAAGGAAGGAATAGTAATATAGTGTTAGAAGCATCATTCTTCAGATATTCAACTGTTCTATATATGGCAACAGCTGTATCATTGGCATAATTTTCATACAATACATTATCATACTTTAATGGATACTTTTGATGAGATACAAATAAAATGTCTAGCCATCTGTACTCTGATCCCTTGGATAGGTAGGTAACTCTATCTATAGTATGTTCTAACAGTGTCTTATCTCCTACCTTGACAAATTGCTTAGGAACATCATTAGTAGATAATGGCCATAGTCTGGTTCCACTACCTCCACACAATATTACTGGTTGAACAGTATACATTTACATAGAATAATTTAATTACCTGCATTATATGTACATTACATACAATTATCTTTAGTTATAGTAATACCTCTATATCTGGATCACAATAACCTGATATTCCTGATAGCCTTCGCTTCTCTCGCTCTTTCCATTCAGCAATGTCCTCCTTTTCATACTTTTTGTCACAAACAGGCTTTGGTTCTGGAATCTTGACAAACCAACTCTCTAGTTTCCTAATGCCAGGCAATACAATTTGTGGTAACTTGCCTGACCTCAGTTCATCCTTATAATAAGCCTGATTATTCTCATAAATGTCTAGATATTCGCTAAAGTTCTTTCCATTATTGGTGTCAGGAAGATCCTTTAGCTTGTTTTTGTATACAGTTTTAAAGTACAAAGTTGCCTTACTAATGTCATCCATGTACTTGCCAGAAAGAGAAATGTTGGACATGTTGCAAATGGTATCATTAGCTTCCTTTGCAGTAATGATACTATCTGGTTCTTTCAAGCTATTAATCTTTCCAACCTTTGGTGATGCAAGAGAATTGCTAGTTGGAACAATACTCTGTCTTTGTACTATACCTTTTCCAACTACTTTATTAATTCCTCTCCTTGGCTTGATTGTTGGTACCGTCTCACGATTTTGTACTTTTGGTGATTTCATTGACTTTGCTGATAGAATTGCTGGAATGGCATTTATTCTATCTGTCAGCTTTTCCTCTTGTTTATATAGAGACTTTGATCTCTTGACTTTGGCAGATAGAATCTGAGGAATATTGCTTACCGTGCTCGATTCTCTCCTTGTGGTGCCAATCTTTCTGGCTCCAAGCCCTAACATTGTGTGGTTATCCATAGTACTCTTTACAATGACATCAAAATCATTTATAGTGTTATCAAGAGTCACTTTTGGTTCGAATGTACAGATCAGTAGCCAGATTAGGAACAGTACTAGAAGAATTTACAAACTTTATACTACCTGGAGCATATACAAACGCTTGACATTTAGTAGGCTGACTGTTACAGAGATTGGTAGCTTCAGTAAGATTAGCTACATTAAATATGCATGCTCCATCACAAATCATGAGAGGATCAGCATCCAATCCTGGTGAGACATTAAAGTCAGTACCACTGTTACCTTGACTAAATGCAGCAAGTCCCCATAAAACAATGAATATAATCAATGCAATGGAAAGTATAACTGTGACTATAATCCAAACTATCATTATTGCTAGTATAGCAATAATATATATTGTAAATTAATCTTAACCGCACCAAGTGCATCCCTCCTCCTTATAACAAATAGGTCCTTCCTCATTGTCCTTTTCTTCATCATTATTACTCGATTCAGCACTGATGATAGGACTTCCCAATTCACCATTGCATACCAATGATTCTGCCGTAAACTTTGCAATCTCACCACCTGTTTGTCTCAAGTAGTACATCATAGTCTTTGATCCAAGTTGATGACTATATCTGTGGCAAGCAATGAGCTTCTTGTCAGTAACATCCTTCATATAAATGTTAGTACTGCATGCTTGATCAATATATCTGCTTCTATCAGCAGCAAGTTTCAACATCCATTTCTGAGATACGTTCCAAACGGTCTTGTACTTACTTTCAAGAAATCTTGATCTTTCTGTGTCAACAGACTTGTACAGTGATGGATTGCTCAAGGCGTAGTTCGTAAATCCAGCAAGATCACCACTAGTATTCAATAGGTAGTTAAATGTGTGTTCAGACCAAAGTCCAATCTCTTCAAGATCCTTTACCAAGTAACGATTCAACACAGAGTAATTACCTTTGATCACTCTGCGACTATACAAATTAGTTTGTGGTACTTCTACTGATTCACTAGCTCTTCTAATTTGTGCAGTGCTGGCAGTTGGCATCAAAGCAATCAACAGACTATTTCTAAGTCCATATAACATTATGCATCTCTTCAAGTCTGTCCAAGTAGCCTTGATAGTGTCAATGGCTTTACCATCCTTGTACAATGTAACCTCTTTTTGTCTCCATACAGATGGATCAACTTCATCATCATCCTTGAACGATCTAGAGCTATTGCCTCCAAGCGTCAAGAATTCATCTCTCCAAAGATCGAATTGCAATTTACCTTGAGCTGTAGGACTCTTTTCAAAGGTGTCAAAGGGAGCAGTATCAATGGCACTTTGAACAGAGCGAACCAAAGCATTGTAATACATGCTAGCAAAAATCATCTTGTTCAACAATTCCGTCTCAGGACATTCCATTGGCAGATCAAGTTCGTACAAGAGTTCAGCAAATCCACATACTCCAATAGCAAGAGGTCTATACTTTTTGTTTCCATTACTAATAGGTCCACTGCCATCCTTCTTTTGCAATGGATACCAATTCTTGTCAATCACAGAGTTGATATTATCACAAACATTACCAATCGTCTTACCTAATAGATCAAAGTCAACAGCATCACAAAGATCATCAATGGTAGAATTCTTGGATATCTTCTTTCCTGTTGCCATTGTTGATAAAACAATATTGTGCAAGTTGCAGCTGGCAATGGTACTGCTATCATGATATTCAATAATTTCCAAGCACAAATTGGATGAATTAATGCAACCAAGATGTTTCTGATTGGATTTCATGTTGCAAGCATCTCCATTCATGAGATATGGCATTCCTGATTCTCTTTGTACAGATATAATGTGTTTTAGCAAATCCATGGCTGGCATTGTCTTCTTATAGAGAGTACCATCAAAAGAAGAATCTTGTTCATACATTAAGTATGCAGCTTCAAGCTCTTTTCCCCATACATTATTCAACAATGGAGTCTTATTGGGACAGAACATTGACCAAGATCCACCTTCTTCAACTCTTTTCCAAAAGAGATTACATGTCCACAAGCAAGTATTGGAATTTCTGAATCGATCGTATTGCTCACCATTCTTCTTGGTTGCAGATACAAAATTGTATGCATCAATGTGGTGAATCTTGAGAAATAGAGTTTGAGCACCTTTACGATCACCACCACCTTGATTAGACAGATGGATAGTACTGTCCAAAGTGTAGCCATAAGAAACAACACCTTTCGACAGACCACCGCGTGAAATCTCAGAATGTCTCACATTAGATAGGTTAACTCCAAGACCACCACCATACTTGCTAATCAATGCAATGCGTTCGTGACCGTGACGATACAATGATTTCATATTATCATCAACAGTAAGCAAGAAACAGCTTGACATTTGGTTTCTTTTGCATCCAGCATTGAACAGCATTGGACTAGCAGGAGTATACAGTCCCTTTACCAATTCCTGATAGCAAACGATTACTCGTTCAACAGATACATCAAAAAAGAATTGAACAGCAACTCTCATCCAGAGATATTGTGGTATTTCAATGGGTTCTTCGGCTTTTGTTGGACGCAAGAGATACATTGTGATTAGCGTGTTAGCACTAAACCAGTCATGTTCACCAGCATCACTATTGTCAATTGCTTTTTGCAACTCTTGATGATTGGCAACAATAAAGTTGTATACATCTTCATTGAGCAATTCTTTTGCACGTTCTGCATAGTCCAAAAGAGTCTGAGGACATTTTCTTCTGACGTCTTCAATGGCCAATCTACCCGCAAGAATCATGTTATCATAGTGAGTAGAGTCATAACCGAGAATGCGAGCAGTTTCATAGAGTCCTTTATCTTCAATGAGTCTTTCAACCTTTTCAACATTAATTCCAGCTAAATCTGAATACAATCTCTTGATATCCATTATGAGTGTGGTCATCGACATGTTGTGTTGAATGAATTCAATCTGGATGTGCCCTTGAGAGAAAAGTTGACATCAGATAATGCATACTGTAAGCAGAATTATTGTATGTAGATGTTACATATAATAATGTGTGTGAAAGACAGTTTATCGTTTGTAAGTGAGTGAATATAAACCATATACTCCAGCGTGACTTGACTTTGAGATTGTTTCACTGTCCATCTTGTCATAGGCAAAACAGCTGAGAGTGTAGTTACCAGTACCATTATCTAGGTAAAGTACTCTATCATGCCATCCCACTCTATTCTTGTCTGATTCAAAAGGTTGGAAACACTGAGTTTTCATCGTCTTATGTCTACAATCTTCACTTCTACCTTTGGCAAGTCTGGCATTGGGAAGGAATTCAGGTCCTTTGCCATTTACACCTTCTTTAATACCCTCAAACACCTTTTCGGATGAGAGCATCTTCTTGAGTTCATCGTTGGAAGCAAGAGCAGCAATTTTATTGTCTGCAGCATCATGAATAACATTAGTAGGTCTGTCTGACTCGATAATGGTATCAAAGTCACCGAGCAAGAAGAGATAATTGGGTCTCAGTGAAAGATCAATATTATAGTATACAGTACTAAGAAGATCAGCCATAAAAGTCTTGAACAGCAATGTCTTTACATTTCTGACCTTTGATTCTTTGCCATCATCCATATCAACAGCAATAAACATGAAACGACCAAATGTCTTGTGATAGACTTGGCTAACGATAAAGTCAGCACTTCCTTCATTCTTATACTTTGCATTGAATACAATTCTCTCATCAATAGCAGTAGTCTGATTGTATTGATCCTTTCTGACAAAGATGGATACTCTGAGCTGATCTTCCTTTTCCTTGTAAACTGGAGTATATCCATTCTCTACCATGAGATTGATAAGGACTTCAGCGTGAAAGTAAGTCTGACTAGTGGCTCCGTGCTCGGTAGAAAAAGTGGCAAGAGAAATATCATGCTTCTTCAATAAGTCAATAATTTGGAGCATAAAATCAGCAGGTTCACAATCCTTCTTGTACCACTTCTTTCTTCTGTCAGCAAGATCAGCAGATGTAGTATTACAAATGCGAAGACCATCAGCATTCCAGGCAAAACACATAATGTTAAAGTCGGTGCTCATTATTTGTTCCTTTCGAATTAAAGTTTCTTTAAAGTTAGCATGAGTGGTAAATTATTGTTTGAAAAGTTTTGTGTTAGAGAAAAAGGCATGTCGAGTGTTATTTGTAAAGCCTGGTTCTGGTTACTATTGATTTCCATTGCACTTTTCATTACATTCGTATGTATGTTTGAATATGGCAATGCTGATGTGTCACAACCTGTATATAGCCCTGCATACAGTTGGACTGTTGCTGGTATTGCACTGATTCTGTTCATTACAGCTTTTATTCTGTATGCTATGGATGCCAAGAAGGAAAAGGAAATGAGAGAGCGTGCTATTGCTTGTGGTTGGGTGAAGGAAGAACCCAAGGTGTACAATTGTGATCCTTGCTACAAAGAGAAACCACCTTGTGCTAATGAGTATGAGCCTCCTTGTCCCAAGAAAGTGGAACCTTGCCAAAAGGTAGAACCTTGCTTGAAGAAGGAACCTGTATTTACTGCATCTATTGTTGAAGAAGAGATTGTCTACAAGGAAGTAAATAAACCTTCTGTTGCTCCTGTTATGACTCAATCCATGTATCAACATACCATTCCTGCAGCTCTGTCAGTACAACAACAACCTACCGTGATTCAACAGTCTCCTCGTGTCTCGTATCAAGAACAAAAGTTGACTTCTATTGATGATCTTGTATTCAATGAGAGTCCAGCGAGAAGCAGCAAGTTTACTACTTTGCCTCCTTTGACTCAGATTAGAGCTTCCGAGTATAGTAACGTACTGTATTAAAGATACACCGAGGTTGATTTATTGGTCCTGTTTGGATCGTTATGAAGAATATGCATATTTCATTATTGACATTCTAATGTTGACTTCTTGGTCTCTTTAACTCTAAGAAATGTACTGATAGGTATGTTTCTAAGGATTGAGAGACTGACTATCTGGTCCTATTTGGATCATGATTAGAAAGGTATATAATTTATATACATTATTGAGATTGACATTCTGATGTTGATTTGTTGGGTTCTCTAACTCTAAGAAATGTACTGATAGGTATGTTGACATGCCTTACGGTAAGGATTGAGAGTCTGACTATCTGGTCCTATTTGGATCATGATTAGAAAGGTATATAATTTATATACATTATTGAGATTGACATCCCGACTCTCTTTTCGTTGGATCTCTAACTCTAAGAAATGTAGAGAGTCTTACATTTCTAAGGGTTGAGAGTCTGACTATCTGTCCTTATTTGTATCATGATCAGAAAGGTATATAAATTATATACCTTATCGAGATTGACATTCTGATGTCGACTTGTTGGTCTCTCTAATCCTTAGAAATATAAGGATTGGTATGTTTCTAGGGATTGGAAGTCTGACTATCTGTCCTTATTTGGATCATTATGAAGAATATCTATACCAATAGGCATAAATGTGTATATTTCATTATGAACATTCTGATTCTTGTTTCATGGGATCTCTAACTCTAAGAAATGTAAGGATTGGTATGTTTCTAAGGACTGAGAATCTGATTATCTGTCCTTATTTGGATCATTATGAAGAATATCCATACCAATAGGCATAAATGTGTATATTTCATTATTGACATTCTGATGTTGATTTATTGGTCTTGTTAATTCTAAGAAATGTGCCAATAGGTATGTTTCCAAGAGCTAGAAAAGCAATAAATAGACATCAATATTAACTTTGACAATATAGCTATCAATAGTTATGTTCTTTCTAACAATTCAAAGAGTTAGCGATCCAGCAAGTCAACATCAGAATATCAATCTCGATAATGTATATAAATTATATACCTTTCTAATCATGATACAAATAGATGCAGATAGTCAGACTTCCAATCCTTAGAAACATACCTATCGGTACATTTCTTAAGGTTAGGAATCCCATGAAACGATAATCAGAATGTCAATCTCGATAATGTATATAATTTATATACCTTTCTGATCATGATACAAATAGATGCAGATAGTCAGACTTCCAATCCTTAGAAACATCAAGAGTCTAACATTTCTATAAGCCAGGGGACCAGCGAAATGGACATCAGAATATCAATCTCGATAATGTATATAAATTATATACCTTTCTAATCATGATACAAATAGATGCAGATAGTCAGACTTCCAATCCTTAGAAACATCAAGAGTCTAACATTTCTATAAGTCAGGGAACCAGCTAAATGGACATCAGAATATCAATAATGAAATATCTATATTGTTATGGATATTCTTCATAACGATTCAAAGTAAGATTAGATAGTCAGACTCTTAGCTCTTAGAAACATGCCTATGGGTACATTTCCTAGAGTTAGAGAGACCAATAAGTCAACATCAGAATGTCAATAATGAAATATACACATTTATGCCTATTGGTATGGATATTCTTCATAACGATCCAAATAAGACCAGATGGTCAGACTGTAAGTCCTTACCGTAAGGCATGTCAAGAGATTTACATTTCTAAGGACTTAGAGAGACCAACAAGTCAACATCAGAATGTCAATCTCAATAATGTATATAAATTATATACCTTTCTAATCATGACACAAATAAGACCAGATGGTCAGACTGTAAGTCCTTACCGTAAGGCATGTCAACATGCCTATCGGTACATTTCTTAGAGTTAGAGAATCCAATAAATCAACATCAGAATGTCAATCTCAATAATATACACATTTATGCCTATTGGTATGGATATTCTTCATAATAGTCCAAATAAGACCAGATGGTCAGACTTTCAATCCTTAGAAATGTAAGTCTCTCTACATTTCTTAGAGTTAGAGAGGCCAATAAATCAACATCAGAATGTCAATCTCAATAATATACACATTTATGCCTATTGGTATGGATATTCTTCATAACGATCCAAAATAAGGTCATTCCATCCCTTTCTTGACCTATAGAAACATTAAGAGTCTTACATTTTCTATAGTTGATAGACTGACAGAATAGCTCGATCTAACATTGATAGATTCATAATAACAATATATACATAGTAGTATGTATATTAATCAGCATATATTACCTTATTCTCATCACAATCCAAACGAGATAATGTTAGGAACTATTCTATCTTCTAATGGTACAAGGACAGGAAGTTCTGTTACTTTCTTCTTGATCGATGGAATGGGATTCCTTGAAAGTGGAGGAAGGATAAGCTTCTTCTTGGGATTAGAAGGTGTTATCTTCTTGATTGGTTGTTCCATCTTTTGTATCTTTGGTGTATCATCGGTACAAACGACAACCTGTTCCACTTCTGTGTCATCAACGACTTCAGTGCAAGTATCAACCTTCTCTGCCTCAACAATAGTATCAACCTTCTCTGCCTCAACAGTCTTCTCTACCTCATCTTCCATAACAAACTTTATTGGCTTCTTTTCAGCAAATCTAATTGCAGTTCTCTTCTTGACCATTGATTTCTCAGGTTCTTTCACGTCAACCTTCTTCGCGTCAGTGTCCTCCGCGTCATCTTCCATAACAAACTTTATTGGTCTCTTGACCGGAGTCTTCTTGACAGGTTTCTTGACAGGAACAAGCTTGACGGTAGGAAGTACAACCTTTTCTTCTTCAGGTTCCATATCTTTCTTGTCCTTCTTTTCGAGAAATGTCTTTTCATCCCAATATATCTCAGTCTTGCCTTGTTCTCGCAATAGAGTGTTACACTTGGAAAAGTGCTTGCATCCAAAGAATCCTCTTGACGCAGACATTCCTGATGGATGTGCTGCTTCTAGAAAAACACCACTTCCACCAATCAATGAAATCATTGACTGTGCCTTTGCTCCCCACAATAAGTAAATGCACGATGGATTAACATCTGCTATACCCTTGAATACCTTCTTAATAAAGTCTAACCATATCTTTCTGTGAGAGTCGGGTTTACCTGGACTTACAGTTAAGCAAGTATTTAATAACAGTACTCCTTGCTCTGCCCAAAAAGTAAGATCACCATGATCAGGTGATTCATAAAAGGTAATATCGGTAGTTAGTTCTTTCATTATATTTCTTAGTGAAGATGGAATAGCATCTCCTTTTCGCACAGAAAAAGACATTCCCATTGCTTGAGGCATTGTCTTTCCATTTATCACAGAAGCACCATGATATGGATCTTGACCAAGTATAACTACCTTTACATTCTGAAGCTTAGTGGCATGAAAGGCATTGAATAGGTCTTCCTTATTTGGATAGTATACTGGTAACTTTTCTCGCAAAATACCTGCTACTCTACTAATCTCTTTTCTGGCGCCTCTGAACACTCCTTCCCAAGACTCTGGAATGTATTGTTCCCACAAGTTATCATTGTCTATACACTCTATCAAGCTCATGCTATTGCATTCTCTTCTCTCCTCTCGATGGTATCATACCGAAACCAAAGTCTGATCAATGTATTGTTGTTGCGGCAACTCTTCTTGTCTAATGATAGGTTGACCTACTGACACACTATATCGTTGAACTACTCTTTGTGTAAGTTGAATACTACTCTTTCTCAGAACTCTGATGAATAGATACGTCAATGATGCCAAACCAACAGTTCCAAATGCAATGAATCCAGATATGGCAACAATCACTGCTTGAGTATAAGCGTCAATTGCATTAGGATCACCATCTGCATATACTGATGAATAACCAATATCAAGAGCTGCAAGAGTTCCCATTATGCCAACAATGAGTGCCATGACAGCAATGATTACAAGTATAGCAAGAACAATATATTGTATATACTTTGTACTTGCAAGAGTTCTCTCACTGTATTCCAACAGTCGTATCTCTTCGTCTGATGGATTTGCCTTTTTGTTCACAGTATATATGTAATCATCAACCATGTAATCACCAGTAATAGCACCAGCAATCAACATGATGATGAGTATTGCCATTCCAGAGAATGCAAGAGCGCTAGCAATAGTAAAGTATTGAGATGAAGAGGCCAATTCGACAATATCAAGAGTCTTTAGTGATCCTATTACTGCTGGTATAGCAGTTACTAGCAACACAATGACTGACATTATCATTAGAGTCAGAAATATTACAACACCAAGCATTTATAGTAATGTTTAATACTTTTGAAAGTTATTGCTATATTAGCAATAGTTACCAAAGCGGCGACAATTACATCATCTTAGTGATGTAATTGTTACCAAAGCGGTATCACCAAAACAAGGGAAAGTCTGGTTGTGAATAAATGTAGAATATCGACAGCAACAGAACTACAATGCAAAGAAAGATGATGAATGCTATTCCAGCTAAACCTTCAGACAATGCAACAGGTGCTGGTTCTGCAAACATGCCATTCGCCTTTGCTGTTGCAATAGACTTATTCATTCTTGAGAAAAAGGTATTAGTATTTAATGATATTTCATTATTACTGTGAATGTATTCTCCTTCATCACTCAACACGTGACCAACACATGGCATTCCACCAAATATTCTCCTTTCTACACCTACTAGCGACAGATAACCTGAAATAATGACATCATCATTCATGAAGCATTCAAAGTCTATCATTGCATACCTCAAGAATTCATTGTACAAATTATCTACTTCTGGAAAGTGTCTCCTGAGATATAATGCTCCAGGATAACCATAGATGGAATCGACTAATCGTCCGTCTGGAGGAATATAAAACTTTGTAATATTGTAGTGAAAGTACTTTTCATTGGGAGTAATAGCACAAGAAGGACAATCATACTTGACTAACATTCCACTACTACCAAGGGCAATACCAGGATAAGAGATTTGTTTATTGACTAATGCTTGTACCATATCTCTTGGATATATCATGTCATCATCAAAGCTAATAATGATAGTGTCTGGATTCTGTTCTGACAGCAAAGCGCCAAGTAACTTAGTAATAGGACCATAATCCTTGCATCTAACTACAGTGCACAATTTATTCATCTCTTCTGTTGGTTCTGGATATGGTATGTTGAGTCTTTCTGACTTGACAGGAAGTCCTAGATAGATTGCATCAAGAGGAAATGTCTGTTTTCGTAATGACTTGATTGTCTCTACTACTTTATGATATCGATCGGGCATTGTTGTAAGAGTAGCAACTACTCTCATCTTGTTTAATAAAGACCAAAAAGATGGAGTGATAGAAATAAAATGTCGATAGGTAGTGGAACTCAAGAAGAAGTGAGAGATGCAATTTATGAGATGAAGTTGGCTGGATATAATGTAGAGAGTGGAACTTGGAATGTTGAAGTTTTGGACCAATCAGAAGGATCGATAAAGAGTGAGACTCAGGACGTAAAGCACAAAGAGAGAGAAGAGATAGAGTCATCGTTTGTAAAGTCCAGACGTAAGGAAGAGAGGCAGTTGGATAGATCATTGAATAGAAGAGAAAGAGATAGAGGTGACGAGTACAGGGATAATGAAAGAGATCGAGCCAGCGAATACCGGGATCGAGCCAGCGAATACCGGGATCGAGCCAGCGAATACATTGATCGCAGAGGTAATGGAACAGAAGAACTATTTGTAATCGTCAGTCCAGTAGATAATCTTATTCCATTGTATAGTCAGAGAGAAGGAGAGATCGAGCTGTCAATAAAACGTGAATATGGAAAGGTAATATTACAGTGGGAACCTTTCAATGGAATGGTTGCAGCAAATGGCAAGGCATTCATTGCAATAAACCAAAAGATGGTAAGTTTGCCAAAGTATACAATGTATTATCCAATTTATCTGACTTACAAAGGAGAGAACAGGGCTGGTATCATGACTGTTGAACCAAGTACTAATACAGGTAATATAAAATTTTATTTCAACAGTGACATGTCTTCTACTGGCATTATAGCGAGCGATGAGTTTACAATCTATGGATCGAATGTGATGTGGTTGAGAGATTGACTGAAAGGAGAACGGGATTGACCAAAGGGAGAGGACGATTGACTGAAAGGAGAAGGAGATTAACCTTGAGCGAAAGAGATGAAGGGCATTATTGTGACAGGATCTCGTTATTGGTCTAATAAATACAAAATACTTGGTGCCCTTGCTGACTACCTTGACTGTGACGAATACAAGTTATTTGTTGGTGATGCAAAAGGTGCTGATGCTATGGCAAGAGATATATGGACTGGTGAGAAACAAATATTTGTTGCTGATTGGGACAAGTATCGTCGAGCAGCTGGTCCAATTAGAAACAAAGAGATGATACATACTGCAATGGAACAGTGTGAATCAGTGATATGTTTTGCTTTTAACATGGGTGGTCCTGGCACGAAGAATACTATCCAACTGTGTAAAGATAATGGAATAGAGGTTGTTGAATATAATAGATAGAAAGATATGCATACCGTAAGGCATGTATATTGTTGAGATATGCATACCGTAAGGCATGTATATTGTTGAGATATGCATAAGTTATGTATATAATCATGATTGGCTCTTGAGATCGATTTTTCAATCCTAAGAAATGTAGAGAGACTTACATTTTCTAGAGTTGGTAGACTGACGAATTGGTCCTATTTGGATCGTTAGAAAGAGATATGCATAACTTATGTATATAATCATGATTGGCTCTTGAGATCGATTTAGTCGGGTTTCCCAATCCTTAGAAATGTACCGTAAGGAGTATAACATTTCTAAGGATCGGTGGACTGACGAATTGGTCCTATTTGGATCGTTAGGAAGGATATACATAACTTATGTATATAATCGAGATCGACTCCTGAGAGATTGTTGAGTCGGTTTCTCAGATCATAGAAATGTAAAGAGACTTACATTTCTAAGGATTGAGAATCCGATGAACCGTCTCTATTTGGATTGTTAGAAAGAATATACATATCTTATATACATTATCAAGACTGATATTCTGATGATGAGTTAAATCGATTCCTAACTCTAAGAAATGTAAGTCTCTCTACATTTCTAAAGATTGAGAACTCGATAGATTGGTCTCTTGAGATCGTTAGAAAGAATACATATAAATTACATGTGTTATCGAGATCAACTCTTGAGATCGAATTCTCAGCTTATAGAAACATACAGAGTCTTATTTCTTAGAGTTGGTAGACTGACGAATTGTCTCTAATTGGATCGTTAGAAAGAATACATGTAATTTATAT